CCTCCTCCTGCTACAAGTCGTATGAGTGATGATACTACAGATGGTTCTCCGGATCCACAAGAAGTGTCTTTCGCTAATGCCGCTACAGCTATTGCTAAGAGAGGAAGTTATTCTTCTTCAGATGCACTAGATAAAGACGTAGAGTTCCAAGCACAATTGACTGATATGTTACAGAAGTATCCAGGCTTAACGAAAGAAGAGTTGTATAGAGTGATGCAGGGTGAGAGCAATTTCAACAGTACTGCACTAAATAGTGATAGTGGTGCTACAGGTCTATTCCAATTTATTCCATCTACTGCTGAGTTCTTAGGATACACAACGGGCGACATACAGAACATGAATCCATCAGAGCAATTAGCAGTGTATGACAAGTATCTTGGTGCGTTTGACTATAGAGGTGGTCCATTAGGTATCATGCAAGCCGCACCAGCTTATGCTTCTAAGCCAGGTAATTACGAAGTGTATGCCTCTGGTAGTAAAGCATATGAACAAAACCCAGGGTGGAGAGGCAGTGATGGTAAGATTACTGTGTCTAGTATTAACGATTACTACACCCAACAGCAACTAGGATAAGAATATGACAGCCTTATGTGAATCAGAAACACCATTAGCATCGAAGTTCGATAGCACATTACTGACATCATCGTCACAGGTCTTTAAGGAGATCGATGACTATACTAGGCTTGTTGACCTAAATGCTAACCCCATTGAGCAACTTGATCGTCAGACAGTAGTAGATTTAACAAATAAAACGAATTTAATGCTTGACACAGTTGACTTATCCAGTTATAATACTCTTAGAGACAGAATAGAACAAGCTCCGTTAACGTTTGTTGAAGTAGCGGACTTCGTTGTATCGAACAATCTCGACATAGGTACTATTAACAATGATGTTGGTCTGTACGTACCAGGCGCATCTACCTCTGCTCCAGTCGATTCTTATCTGAATGATCTTGACTATTACCTAAACGTCAATCTAGGCAAGTCCATATCCAGTGGACTATGTGGTGCATTTGCGAATATCTTTGCTACGCTGGGTGGTTTGTTTACTCTCATCAGTACTGCACAAGAACTCATTGCTGACATTAAGAACTTGACAGAGAAAGATCCTGTGAAGCTTGCTAAGTCATTGACTCTTACCGCTGTATTGAAGAAGATTAAAGATACTGTACTAGAGATCGTTGATAAAGTAATAGCACAGTTGATGAAGCAAGTACAGGGTGTTATAGACAGTGTAGTAGGCATGGCAGGTGATCTTAAGTGTGCCGCTCAGTCTGCATTTAATCATATACAACAAGCCGCTGATCAGATCAAAGAGTTCTTCGATGAAGTCAATAAAGACGGACTGAAGAAGTCATTAGAGAAGTTCATGGCTAAGCTAGTTGCACAATTCGAAAGATTGACACCTGAGAACGTAGCACTTATGATGTTTCGTTTCTGCCAACTCACAGAAGTTATTCAATCCCTATTAACAGCACCAGTAGATGGCATTAAGAAGCTAGCCGCTGCCTTGACTATCGAGCAAGCTGCCCTTAAGAGTGCTGGTCTAGTAGAGACAAAGAAAGCAGTAGAAGCTGGTGCATTAAGACTCTCTACAGACGAAAGAGAAAAGCTTCAGAAAGAAGCTAGTGAAAAGATCAACGAAGAAGCACCTAGTCTCACAGAGATAGCGAATGGAGCATCGTCTCATTACGAGTGTCCTACATGTCCTTCTGGTGAAGAGATGAAGCAAGTTGCTGCCTTAGACGAGAATGGTATACCAGGCAAGTTCACATTCGAACCACAAGTAATTAATCAGAACGACTTCGAAGGTAAGTATCTCAAGGGCGCTGGTTATAAGAAAGTAGACAAAGACGTATGGTTTAAACTACTACGTACTATAGCACAAACAGGAACAGAAGTCAAGATAAATTCTGGATATAGATCAGCAGGTAAGAATGCTTCAGTCGGGGGTGCGTCCAAGTCTAAACATATGACAGGACAAGCTATCGATGTACGAGTCACTGGTGATTATAACACAAGAGCATCATTCGTTGTTGCTGCCTCACGTGCTGGCTTTAGGGGTATTGGCATATACAGTTCATTCATACATCTAGATACCGCTGGACGTAGAGCATGGGTTGGTGGTGAGCCTACTACACCATCTGATTATCCAGTACCAGGTAGTCAAACAGATGATTGGGTAAGACTCGTTGCGAGACATGATGTCGATAAACTATCGCATGTTTAGTATAAATAAAAGTAAAAGGTAATTCTGATGGCTATATTAACACCTCTTGCTAGACGCCGTGAAATCCATAGTGATTTTCATAAGGACTTGGCTCTATTGCCTGGTCGTAATGATATCGCAAGAATGGTAAATGAGAATGCAGTCAAAGAGTCTATTAAGAACATACTACTAACTGACAAGGGAGAAAGACTCTTTCAGCCTAGACTTGGTAGTGACATTCGTGCTATGTTATTTGAGAACGTAACACCCGTGACATCTATACTCATACGTGATAGAATACAAGATGTTCTGAATGCGTATGAACCAAGATGTGGCATCGTAGACGTAGAAGTGATTGGAGACATCGACTCTAATAGCGTAAAAATAAACGTTGTATTCCACGTCATAAATAGTGAGACACCTCAAACACTTTCAATCGATATCGATAGGGTAAGATAAGCAATGGCAAACATATCACCAGTAACTAATTTAGACTTCTTCGAAACGAAGGCAGCACTTAAGACTTTTCTGAGTAATCAGACTAGGTTTGCTGACTACGACTTTGAAGGATCTAATATGAATGTATTGCTAGACTTGCTATCATACAATACCTTCTATAACAACTACTATTATAATATGGCGATTAGCGAGATGTTCCTAGACTCTGCACAAGAGCGTAACAGTATGATCTCTCATGCTAAGGAACTTAACTATCTACCACGTTCACGTAGATCAGCTAAAGCTATTGTAACATTTAATATCACTGCAAGTCAAGCAGGAAACTTTTTTATTATTCCGAAAGACACAAAGATATCTGGTAAGTGTGGTAATACGACATTCTCTTTCCTTACTGAGAAAGCATACACAGCAGTAACAGCACAAGTTGCTACTCTTGCTAACCCTGTTATACCTGGTGTATACTTACCTAGAACATTCACTGTAGCGGCTGTAGACGTATTTCAAGGAAGATTAATTACGGAAACACTTGACATTACAGACACAGTACTATCTAATAACATGATAGACACTCGCTCACTATACGTAGAAGTCAATGGTGTAGAGTACGTCTATAAGACTGATATCTTTGGCATTACTGCTACTGACAAAGTATTCTATCTCCAGCCTGAAGAAGATGAGAAGTACTCTCTACAGTTTGGACAAGACAAGTTTGGTGCACAGCCTGCATCATCTGATGTGATCACAGCGAAGTATCGTATTAACTCTGCTGAAGAAGCGAACGGTGTTACGTCTATGACTAGCTCTGGTATTGCTGGTGCTAGTAATGTTTCTGTTACAGTAACTAGTCCTTCTGTTGGCGGCTCCTCTGCTGAGACTAACGAGTCTATACGAACATTCGCACCTAAGGCTTTACAAGTACAAGAACGTGCTGTTACGACACGTGACTACGAGATACTATTACGTAGTCGTTTTCCTAACATCGAAGCTATCTCTGTATATGGTGGAGACGAAGTAGACCCTCCTCAATTCGGAAAGGTTATTATCTCTGTAGACGTTACTGGCGGCGAAGGTGCCGCTGACTTTGAGATTGCGTCATTCACTGACTATCTAAAAGACAAGACTCCATTGACTATCGAGCCCGTATTCGTACCTGCTAAGTTCCTATTCATTGATACTGTAGTAGACGTAGTATTCGATCCTAACATTACGACTAAGAGCGCATCACAGATACGAAGCGAAGTCAAGTCTGCTATAACTGGATACTCTACATCTAGTCTTGCTGACTTTAATAAGACACTACGTCAGTCTAGGCTTGCGGCTACATTAGATTCTGTAGATGGCTCTATCATCTCTTCTAGTATCTTTGCTTCTCCAATTATTCAAGTCGTACCTATACTGAACACTATTCAGAATCCTGCATTCTCTTATGAGACTTCTCTTGTTAAGCCGTATGCGTATGATGCTACAACAGGTCTATCAGGATTCACACCAGCGATACGTACTACTAAGTTGACAATCGAAGGAACAGTCTGTAGACTACAAGACGATGGTGCTGGTAAGATGATGGCTGTGACTGCTTCATCTACTTCTCCATCAGTGTTCAAGCGTAGCATTGGTACAATTAACTATATCACAGGTGCGGTTAAGTTGTCAAATCTTATCGTAGATTCATTCGAGGGTAATGCTATTAAGTTCATTGCTAACTCAGTAGCGAAAGATGTGAAAGCACCAAAAGATCGTATCATTACTATACGTGATGAAGACATTACGGTTAACGTAACCTCATTGACGGAATAAAGAATGCTTAACGTAAGAGACCATATATCACCTACGATACCTGATCAGTTTCCAGCACTGTATAGGGAAGACGGAGAATGGCTAGTAGAGTTCACTAAGGCATACTACGAGTTCAACGAACAGCAGATGGATAGAAATATTCCTAAGCTTCGTGACATTGATACTACTCTTGCGTCCTTTCTTATCTTCTTTAAGAAGAAGTATTTAAATTCTTTACCACTTGACACTATCGTAGATACACGATTCATTATCAAGCACATTCAAGACCTGTATAAGCGTAAGGGCTCTGAAGAGAGTTTACGGTTATTGTTCCGTATGTTCTACGATGAAGACATTGAAGTCTTCTATCCTTCTACTGCTATTCTAAAGCCTTCTGACTCTATATGGGGCGGGGCTGTTTATCTCGAACTAACGGGTGTTGCTAGTATTAGTGACTATCCTGTAGAGCGTGGTGACAAACTATCGGGCGACATATCAGGTGCTAATGCATTCGTAGATAATATCATCTTTGTAAACTTCTCAGGCTCATTAACTCCTATTGCATATCTCTCTAATCTAGCAGGAACATTCTCATCGAATGATAGTATCACTGTGCGAAAGCCTAACGGCAATACAGTGAATAGAGGTAGACTTCTCGCTGGTTCACTAACTGATGTTACTATTAATCCTGATAATAGACTAGCTGGTCAGAATGTGGGCGACAAGCTCAATTTCAAATCTAGATCATCGGGTACAAGTGCTACGGGTACAGTCGAGAGTATTAATCTTACGACTACCGGCAAGATAGACTTTGACTTGTTGGATGGCGGCTTCGGATACTCTGTCGCTCCTGCGGGTGCTACAGATGCAGAACAGGCGGCGGCGTTAGCGTTGAACGAGACTAGGATATCTAATCAGGTTGTAATTGTCAGTGGCAGTTCAGCAGTATCATCAATCAAATTAGGCGATCACATTCTAGCTGATTCTGTTACTGCTTCAGCAGGTACTGTAGTGACTGGCGGCGGAAGTGTTGTGGCTTATAATCATCCTCTTTTATATTTCAAAACAGAGAGTCAAACTAGAGATGCGTTTCTTTTGTTTGTATCGAATCAGCTTTCTCTTGCCGGTGCTGGTAATTCTACAGTAAATGCTAAGATGCTTGCTATCTTTAATAGAGACACAGAAGGGTTATCTACTAACTATAGACTAGGTGACATATCTAATTCTGGTTTCGACTTCTCTACAAGAAGATACGTCAACGGAGATGATGCCGCAATCTTTGAGGCTTATAGAATTGGTGGTAGTTTAACGACTGCACAGACTAACTGGATTCAAGATCGATTATTGCCTGCTATCTATGCCGCTGGATTTGGACACTCATTCAACTCAATGGCACAAGGTGAGAGTGCGAGTATTACTGTAGGATCAAACAATTCTGTTCCTCTTACTACTATAAGTGCATACAATGCTACGGCTAATTTCACAGTATCTAGTTTAAACAATACTGAAACAGTGAACGTCATTACTGACTTCATTGGAGACTTTGCTGATAAGCGTCTTGCTGTTATCATTAATGCAAGTTCTATGGTTAATCCAGGCATCTACGAGATCGAGACTACTGCCGGTACTACATATTCTGATGCGTCCTCGCAAGCAATCGGTACGAGATTCATTGCTTCTGGTCCAGAGACTGGTGGTTCAGGTACTGTAGTTGACGTTGTTGCGACTAACTATGGTATGAGTGGTACACTTATATCTCAAGGCTTTAATGCTGAGACCTTGAATACTACAATTTCAGATGCGTTTGAATCTAAGCAAATTACTATTGGATCCATAGACGGATTTATTACGAACAGCACAGGCACTGACTACGAGAACGATGTATTCACAGAAGTTGAATATGTTGATGTCTCTAGATTTGATAAGAGAGATACTATTCTCACATTCGATAGCCCTAGCTTCTTAATAGAGGTTGGTGATATTATAACTCAGACAGTTCAGATTGAAGACCCAACTCTTGCAACTAATAATTTAGTTTCTTACCCTGCAAAGGGTAGATTTATTAGACGAGATGGCAATGACTTCTATGTTAAGAAGTTATCTTTCTACGACTTCGATGAAGCTTCTACTATTACAATTAAGAATGGAGTCTATACACTATCAAATGTTCGAGATGATGTCAACTCTTTACCTATAGGAAGAAATGCTAACTTTAGTGGCATAGCATCTTATGAGCCTGGTCAGATTAAGACTGTTACTGTCGATAGCACGGGATATAGATATGCTAATGGCGAGACTGTTGATATTAAGAACAGCATTGGTCAAATAGTTGCAACAGGAAAAGTAGACGCTACAGGTATTGGTAGGACAAAAGGAAAGTGGTCATCTAGTACATCTTTCTTGAGTGACGTTACTAAGAAGTTGCCAGACAATGATTACTACCAAGAGTACTCTTACGACATATCCACTATTGTTGATCCTGAAAAGTACACTCAGCTAATTAAAGATACTGTCGGAGTTGCAGGCACAAAAGTCTTCAGTTCCCCTCTCATAAATAGTAATAACAATTTAAACAGTACGCTTGATGTTGAGTTTGAAGTTTGGAATCTAAGCACTGAATCTTACGTAACAGAGGGATCGGAAACTATAATGACAGAGTTTAATGACGATAGTACTGATCTAATTCCAGACACTACAGTACGTCCAGGATATACTGCATCTGAAGCACTTGTAGCACAAATAATTCAACTCGATACATCATTAACAGATAGTATCGAGACATCGATAGGAACATAAGGTAATATAATGGCAAAGATCATTACAGAAAATTTTAGAGTAGAAACAACTAAAGAGATGTTCTCTACTTTTACTAGTCAGAATGAGACTATTGAGGCAAACTTCTTGACTGGCTTGGATACGTATGTTGCTAATACTTCTGGCGTTTCTTTAACTGTTCAACAGAAAAGCGATATACAAGATATTGTAGAAGGACAACTATCGGCTAACCTGCCTGTTGCTTCTTATTATATTGTAGGCTCTAGTGTCGATAAGACAAATAGTATTTCAAATACACAATTCGAGAAGCGTGAGTTTCAACGTAGAGTTATCTTCGGCAACAAAGTAACAGATGAAAATATTCGTTATATGTTTCACAAGAATACTTGGGCAATCAACACCGTATACGATGACTTCGATGATACACAAGATATCTCTTTACTGAATAACACAGTAACAATAGCAAGTTCGAGTGGAGATTATGAAGTATACAAATGTATCGAGAATGGTAAGAACATAACCTTTCCTAACGGAAGACCTTCAAAGATAGCTCCAAATAAAACTGATATCGATCCAACAACATACGAACAGATATTCGCTTCAGATGGATATGTATGGAAGTATCTTTTCACAGTACCACAGGGAGATGAACTTGTCTTCGGTACTTCTGACAGTTTACCTCTTCCCTATCCATCGTATGGAGATCCATCTGTAATTGCAGCCGCTAAAGAAAATATTTCTCAGATTATTATTGAAGATACTAGGACAAACTTATTTTCGGACTATAGATTTGGACCATGTGTGACCAATCAAGATGCGAGTCAAGTAGAGTTCACATCTAGCGTATCTGCTTCAGGTAACACTTCAAATGTTGTAGTGAAGGCTGCGACAGCATCAGGTAATGCTATAAAGTCTGGATGGTTACTTAAAGATGGCGCAAACTTTTATAAGAATATGTACTTGCGGGCTAAGTTCAACACAACCTATAATTACAATGTTGTAGAGAATGGTGTAGCCGTAGCAAAATCTATCAATCAAGGCACAGTATTTTTATACAACGTGATTGCATCAACTACTTCAACTAGCAGTCTAGACATGAGTATTACGATTGACGGTATTGAATCTAGCTTTGCAGACGATACTAATTTTTGGAATGCAACAGGACTTTCCATCGTGCCTAAAATTAAAATCTCAAGAAGCACTTCTACTGGCACTCCTGCGATTGCGTATGGCAACATAGACAAGTTCGGCACATTAGACAGCATTTCATTTTTCACTAAAGGTAGTGAATACAAATACGCTTCGGCAGAACTTATTCTACCATCTGCTTTGACTGGACTATACACTTCTACAGAGGCAGCCGATCTTAGATGTGTTATCTCTCCCAAAGGTGGTCATGGCTCTGACATGATCAACGAGTTAGGGATGAGTAGACTGGCAATTAATACGAACTTCTCTGGAGAAGATGTAGCTATACCTAATTCCAATACTTACACTAAGGTTGGACTTATTAAGAACCCCATCTTCACTGACGGAATATTCCCCACACAAATTGATAACAGAACGTCTATCGTGATTAATGGTTCAAACGTTACGGCTACAGCAGTAGCAGGAAGATACGTGAGACAGGTTAAAGTGTTGGATAGTAATACTACAGAGGTTATTACTGGTAAAATACATGAGAGTATCTATGACGGAAGTAATACTACAATTTATCTTGTAGATTATTATGGAAACTTTCAAAGCACTTTTGAAACTGGTTTGATTTACATAAGCACAGATTTAGCTACTTCCGCTACGGAGGGTGAATCAATCAGTATAAATAATACAGACGTTACTTACGGCAAGTACTCTCCTTACAGTGGAGAAGTTTTACACTTTGTAGACTTCGATCCCATTCAGAGACAAGCCGCACGTAAAGAAAAAATTAAATTTATTTTCGATTTCTAGGAAAAGAGTATAATACATGGGCATTAATACAGACTTAAATGTTGATCCGTACTATGACGATTTCAGTGAAGCTAAACAGTTTAACCGCATTCTGTTTAAGCCCGCAAAAGCCGTACAAGCACGTGAGTTAACGCAACTTCAAAGCATTCTTCAAAAGCAGGTAGAGCGGTTCGGCTCTAATGTTTACAAAGAAGGTACTATCATTAGTGGTATCAACATCACTTCACGTCCAGATATTTCCTATGTAAAGCTGAATGACACCACCGGCTTTACAGACCCAGCAGTCTATAGTCAAACAGACGCAGTTACATACACAGTAACTGGTCAAGCAACTGGTCTTGTCGCTGAGATCATCTTTGGTGAGAATGGTTTTCAGACTCAAGATCCTGATCTCAAAACATTCTACATCAACTACATAAGTTTCGATGATACGACAGTACCAGGCGCCAGCTCAACTGATGTAAAAGAATTTACACAAGGTGAAGTTCTCGCTATTAAAGATTCATCTGGAGCAGTTGTACAATCTGTGACCGTAGCTACCGTCTCCGCCCATGCCGGTAAGTCTTTCGGTGTTTCATGTGAAGAAGGTGTTGTATATCAGAAAGGTCACTTTATCTTTGTCGATAACCAATTCGTCATTGTATCTAAGTACTCTAACATTCCAGGCGCAACTTCTGTTGGTTTCTCTGTAGCAGAAAACTTAATCAACTCTAATCAAGATACTACTCTGTTAGATAACGCCGCAGGCTTTAATAACGAAAACGCACCAGGCGCTGACAGATTACAACTTGTACCACAGCTAGTGGCGTTTCCAACAGTAACAGAACCAGAAGAGTTCTTTGCGCTTGTTCGATACGTTGACGGTGAAGCGGTACGTATTCGTGACAGAACAGAGTTTAATGTAGTAGGTGACGAACTCGCACGTAGAACATTTGATGAGTCAGGCAACTATGTAACGAACGGTCTTAAAGTAACACTTGAGCAAGACGGAGCAAACTCTTATGCAGTCGTAGCTCCTGGTAAAGCATATGTGTTTGGTCGTGAGACTACTAATGTATCTGCAAGAAAACTTTTAATTGATCCTACTACTGTTACGCAAGCTAAGGATAATCAATACACTGGTGTACAGTACGGACAATACTTCACATTCAACTCCTCAGCCGGACAGGACTTAGATGATTTTGATCTTGACGGAAGCGTTGTAAACCTTTTTAACAACACTACTATTATAGGCACATGTTCAGTATCGAATGTTACTCCAGGTAAACTCTACGTATACAACATACGAAAGATAGCTACTAAAGAAAACACTGCTATTACTAAAGTAGGAAACACTGGAGTTACCAATGGTGGAACGCTATATGGCGTGAACAGTGGCGGTAAGATATTCGATGCTGGTAAAGGTAGTATGAGTTCGATATCTAACGTAGCCTTCACTCAAAGAATTAGACAGAAGATTGATGGTCAGCCTGCTAGTGTTACTATTGCCGCTACCACCAACTTCAAGCCACTTCCTAATAGTAGTGTGATAGCAGTTGATGAGTCCAACGATGTTTTAAGTTGTTCTGCGTCATATGTTAACACTAACGATCTTCAAGTCAGTATCACCACGAATAACGTAGATTATGACTATATTTACTATGATGCAATCATCACTGCCACTCAAGAAGATGGACTACAAGAGCTGGATATATACGTCAACACATCTTACGATCTTGACGGTAATGGAGCATTTGGTGTTTCTAATATGGCATCACTTGGTGTTCCCAATGCAATTAAACTTCTTGAAGTAGTTGACACTACTGCTCCTACAGTTGACATAACATCTAAGTTCAAACTAGTTAACAATCAAAAAGACCATTTCTATGATCACTCTTTCCTTACCCTTAAAGCAGGAGAGACTATAGCAGACAATGCTTCGATCAGAGTTAAAGTTAAAGTTTTACGTAGACAGTCTACATTAGGAAGTGGCTATTTAACAGTAGATAGCTACAGTACTTTGCCTAATAAGAACTTAGTCGGAAACTTTGTAGGTAAGAATGGAGTGAATTATAATTTATCTAACTGCTTTGACTTCAGACCATATAAGCAACCTTTAGCGGCATATGCACTCGGTACTTCTGGCGCATCAACGGTAACTGCATTATCTTCTGCCATCGTACCTTGCATCTCTCCTTCTAACGAAAGCACTATTCAGTCTAGTCAATCATATTTCATGTCACGTATAGATAGCGTGGTGTTAGATGAGTTCGGAGATATGTTTATATACAAAGGCGGAGAAGCAGAGAACCCAAGTATTCCATCTATTCCTGGACTCTATGCCTTAAGCAATGTGTATGTTCCAGGCAATCAAACTAAAATTAGTGGTAACGATCCTATTCGAGCTATTGATGTGTCGAATAAGAATTACACTATGAAAGAGATTCAAGGTATTGAGCAAAAGATTGATAGACTTACTGACGCAGTATCACTCAGTCTACTTGAGACTGAAACCAAGAGTTTATTTATTCCTAACGCTTCAGGCGCAGATAGATTCAAGAATGGTATCTTAGTCGATAGCTTTAAAAATCTCGCTGTAGGCGATCTTAAAGATCCTGAATTTGGAGCCGCTATTGATAAGTCACGAACAGTTGCAACTCCTGCAGTAACTCAGTTCCCGATTGATCTTAAAGTTGAGACAAGCACTGGTGCAAATATCTATCAAGATGTGGTAACTCTTGCTGACACGGGAACACGTGTTACTGTAATTCAGCAACCATTTGCGACCAACTTTAGAAATTGCGTATCTAACTTCTACAACTACATAGGCAAATCCTCTATCGATCCACCATTCGATGCTGGATATGATATCATTCAGAACCCAGCAATTAATTTAGAAATTGACTTCGCAACTCCTATATTGGAACTGATCGACAATCTGCAAGAATTTATTCCACTCACAAGAGAGCAAGTAAACTCTATTTCAGGTGCAGTTATTGCGAATGGCAATCGTAGATCACAAACCACTACAACCACTACTACGACCACAGGTCTAGTAGCTGATAGTGAAACGACTACAAGTAGTGTAGGAAACTTTGTAACAGACGTTACGATGTCTCCTTACATTCAATCTAGAGAAGTTAAGATTCTGGTAACTGGTCTCAGACCAAACGCTAGACACTACTTTTTCTTAGACGGCACTGCAATTAACACCCACGTTTATCCTGGCGAAGTTAATCCCACAGTAGTAGGATCAGCGTCAGAATATAATGTAAGTGAAGTCGAAGCTAAGGGCACATTAGGAAGTTCAGTACGTACAGATAGTGAAGGAACCCTTGCCGCAGTATTCGTAATACCTGAAGCGACTTTCTTTGTAGGTGAACGTTCCATCGAAATAGCTGACGTTGATCAATACGTCAGTCTCGACAGCGGTAAAACATCTTACACTAAAGCTGTTTACAGAGCATATAACTTTGAGGTCAGTAAGTCAGATTTAACTCAGACAACTCGTACCCCAACATTTGATACTGAAAGAAATGTAACGACTAGATCCTTCACTAGACAGTGGAGAACTGATCCTATCGCTCAAACGTTTATCGTCAGACCTGCTCAAGCAAATGGAGCAAGCATGTCTATGATCAGTAGCGTAGATGTTTACTTCAAGTCTAAGTCTAGCTCTGTGGGCGCAACACTAGAATTGAGGGAAGTTGTAAACGGATATCCTTCTCAAGCGACTTTACCTTTCGGTAGAAAGCATTTGCGTCCAACTCAAATTACAATTTCGAATGACGGAACTGCGGCAACTACATTTGAGTTTAAGAATCCTGTAAAGCTTAATGTCAACAAGGAATACTGTTTCGTTGTTATTCCGGATGCTAACTCACCAGACTTCTTACTCTTCACCTCAAAAGTTGGCGGGACTGACCTAGCAACAGGTACATCAATCACTAACGATTGGGGCGATGGAGTTCTGTTTACGTCTACTAATGATAGTGCTTGGAAATCTTATCAGGATGAAGATATCAAATTCGTTCTTAAAAGATATCAGCATCAGGCAACACCTGGATTCGTTGAACTGTCTCCTAATGATGTAGAGTTCTTTACTGTAACTGATACAACATCACAGTTTAGAGTTGACGAACTTGCTTATGTTAAAAAGCCCACTAGCTATGCGTGTGGTATTAACAATAGAACTTTGACAATTACTGGAGGAAGTGTATTCGGTGTAGGCGATTACGTTCTTATTGAAGACGACGGTATCAAGTTCTTATCTGAGATCACTGCCGCAGATGCATCATCTGAAACTATTACATTACGTACTCCTTACACATCATCTACAACAAATGCCGCAGTCGCATCTGTTGCGGTAGCGGGTAGAGTGTCTTACTTCAATAAAAGAAAGAGTGATAGGGTATTCTTAAGAAAGAGTTCAGCTAAGTCAAATAACTTCTTTGCCGCAGGTGAAGTGTTGACAGGATATAGAACTGGAGCAACAACTACTATCTCAACAGTAGACGATGAGCCAATCTCATACTTCCAACCACAAATCTTTACCAGCAATGGACTTAGAACTTCTACTGACTTGACTCTTTATAATGGAGCAACGGTTGATAAGGTTATTCCATCAAACGGGAATGTGTATAACACAAATGCTTTGAGAAAAATTAACAGTACGTCTAATATTGTTAATGGAGCTTTGAGTATAGAAAACGACTTTAAGATTAGAGTTGGTATGACGAACAACGGATTCCAATCTGCAACTCCAATAGTAGATGCTGATCTTTCTATTCTTAATGTTTACAAATATAACATATCTGATAATAGTTCAGCAACTTCAAGTTGGGTAACAAGAGAAGTAGTTCTTCAAGAGCAACTAGATGCAACTGGAATGCGAGTGTACTTAAGTGCATACAGACCAGCAGGAACATATGTCGATGTGTATGCTAGATTTGTTTATCCCACAGACGTTGAAGTTAAGAGTGACTGGATCAAACTGGTCAACTCAAGTGAGGATATGTATTCTAATCAATCGAACACTCTAGACTATAGAGAGTTTCAGTATGATCTATCTTCTGAGACTAATGAGTTTAGTACATTCCAGTTAAAATTTGAAATGCGACACGCTACTAGTAATGAAATCAATAATAGTAATGATGCAGGCACTACAAACGATATCAATGTATCGCCAGCGGAAAATATCTTCCCTCATATTTTTGATTACAGAGCGATTGCACTGACA